GGCTGATAAAGCGGGCGACCATTGAGATCGACAATGGCAGAAATTGCCGCGAAAGTCTCTTGGCCCATGATCCACTTGAGTCCGCCCCAGTACTGGGCCGGAATCTTGTCGTAGCGAAGTGACGTGAGAGCCTTTGCCAACTCCGTACCTGCCGCGGCATCAGCGGCAGCCTGTTCGATGGCTGCAATACTGATGTCTTCCGATGCAATGTCAGCGTGAGGAGCGTCGGCAGCGGTGGTGGTTGCAGACGCCGCAGTGTTGTAAGCAGTAGACCAAGCGGCCGGAGTAAGGAAGACCGGCTCGGGGGCAAGGTCTTCACCAACACCAGTGGCGTAGTAAGCATCCCACTGCAAGCCGTGTTCTTCGGCGTGCTGGAGAAGCATTTCCTGAACAGCGTTTCCACGCGCATCCCGAAGAAATTCCTCGGTGACGGAAGATTTTGCCGCAGTCTTAAAGTTGCGCACGCGGACACGCTCGAAGGATCCAATCTTGCCCGGATAGGGGCCCGATTCTGCCGTGAAAGCGTCAGGGTCGACTGGAAGAGTAGCGTCTGAAGACATCTCAATACGAGCGTTCACACGCTGGAGTTCTACATCGTTGCTGTAGGTACGAACAGCAAAGTTCTGCCGAAGCACCGCCAGGCGAGGCAACTTCCGGATCATCTGCGCGAGCAGATCGACCGGAATGCTGGCACCCGTGACTGGGTCGCCGCTGCCATCGACAGCCGTAAACGTGGCATCAGAACCGTCCGAACCACCGCCAAGCGGGTTGACTCGAACGTCGGGGTTGCCACCGACGACCTTGATATCGGTTCCGTTCATTTCGAACCGATACCGTCGATCTTCGCGGGCGGCAGCGCCAGCACCAGGCGTGAAACCGAAAGACGGCTTCTTAACGAGAGCGGTCACCTTTTCGCGTGCCTCGGCACCACGAATCTGCGTGTCCATTTCGGCAAGACGAGCCTCGCCCTTTTCGAGAAGTTCGATCGACTCAACGTCGTCGATGCTGTCGTTGCGGAGCAGGATGTCATTCATCTTGCCCGCGAGTTCGTCCCGCTGCTCGCGGAGACTCCGTGCGTCGTCCATTGGAGGACTCCTATGTGAGACGGGACGTAGCCGACGCGTATGCGCCGCTCGTCACCAAACTAAGTTCGATCAGGCGAGCCGCCCGCACCGTGCGGACGCTCGGACCTGATCGACGGTGTTGCCAAGTGTCGCCATCCTCAGCAACGATGAAACCCACTGAAACGGATCCGTCGAAGTCACCTCTCTCCAGTGCTTCGATCACGTCTTGTCGGCAATCCGGCAAGTCGCATTCGAATCCGAGTCCATTCTCTCTCTCTTCAAATCGAAGCGTCCCCGCGCCTGTTCGTGCAAGCGGTACGCTGCCTGGATTGTGCTGGACGAACATCGAAACCGAGTCGTCGATCTGCATCGCACGAGGCTCGATCTTTTCGCGGTACGCGCGCGGGCGGTCTCGAAGGATGACGGAGAGACTGCGGTACGGGACCGCGATGCCCTCAATCGTCCGAGTCGATCCCGCTCGCGTCTTCGTCAACGCTTCCGCTGGCATCATTCGGCGTTCGATCTTCATCAGCAGCCTGTTCCTGATTCTGCTCCACCGGGAGCATGTTGGGACCAATAAGAATCTCGTCACCACCGTCGATCGGGGTGTAGCCCATCATCGCGCGGGCTTCGTTTCGGGTCATGATGCCCGACTGAATTGCAGTCTGAATCGCTCCGACTTGTTCGCTGAACGTGCCGCGAATCAGCGGAGCAGTGTCGAACCAGACTCGGTATCGCTCGCCAGAATCACGGCCCGGAAGCAACTTAAAGCCGAGTTCGGTCTGGATCGAGGCAAGGTATGAACCAAGGCAGGTGTCGACGTAAGCACGCGACATCTCACTGGTCTGTTCCTGCGTCGAGTTCTCAAGGTTGTACAGGTACTGGGGCGGAACCCCGTACATCTGCGACACCTGGTTAATCGTGAACCGGCGAGCCGCGATCCAATCCTGATCAGTAAGTGATTGCCCGACTTGTTTAACATCGGACTCATTCTGAACTACGATCGGTCGTAACATTCCTTCAACAGTTCCATGCGCATACTTAAAAGCGTCTTGCATTGCTCTGATAGCATCAGAACCAACTGTTTCTTTCGTAGTTATTGCTATTTTACCTAGTCCCGGCATCTTGAACGCCTGCATACCGGCGATCTCTTGCTGGGCGCCGAGTTCGATCGCACGGCGAGCGACGACAATGGGGCTTTCACCCCAGAGCATTCGCTGGTGCGAAGGCATCCGCCAGTGGACCACGTCCTTGGGATCGAGATCCCCGTACTCGCTTGATCGGTAGTACCAGCCGCCGCGGTTCGGGTCCGGGAGCAACTGCACGTCCCAAGGTCGAACCGGGATCAGTTCGTCGACCTCACCGGCGACTCGCGAGATCAGGGAGAACGAGTTCCCCCAGACCATCGCGTTGGTCATCATGTACCGACGCCACTCGTGACTGGTGAAGTACTTGTTGGTGTGCTGGTTGAGGATGTCGTCGAGGTCGGGGTACTCATCGCACTCCGCCCACCGACCGTCTTCGTACTTCTGGATCTGGAGCGGAAGCCTGGCGACATCGCCAGCAACAACCGCAACGGCGCGCTGAACCGGACACAGCCCAAGAGCGGTGTATGGATCGGCTACTACGTCGTTCGCGGATGTGGGCTTCTCCCAGTTCCACCAGGTGTCTGGCAGAACGTGACCCGATCCCCCGAATTTCGTATGCGAGAACTTGCGTCGGATCTCAGTTACGAGTCGTCCTAGCACGCGATGTCCGCCACGTCAGAGTATGCGCCGGGTCGTTCCGCACCCTCGCGGATGATGACCCCGAACAGCATGACCATTGCAACTACGGGGTCAATAATACCCATAGATTTGAGTTTGCAAGGCCTTCTGTCGCCATTTATGTTTTTTTCTAGTTGCACATTGGCAAGTGCGTACTCCACCACCGGGTCGGGACTTATGACCAGATTTCGGTGTCTGAGGAACGATTCGGCCAGATAGGTCGATGGTCCCATCACCATGATGGTCTGCGGCATGCTCCACATCGGCAGGTCGGTTTCGGGATTGTAGTTCTCGTCGATGTTGCCCCAGGTCTGGACCGACGTTTTCATGCCTCCGAGGGCGTCATATCCGACCCTTTTCAGGTTGCCCCACGTCTTCAACTCCTCCAGTTTTTCCTTCACAGCGTCGTACTGGACCTGGTGGTTGCAGATTGTGACGTTTTCGTAGCGGTCCCAATTGTCGACGAATCGCTGATAATGCCGCTTTACGCCCTCAATATGGGGGTCTTTGATGGCCCAATGGTGCCAATTCACATGAAATTTGCCCTCCAGCCAAAATCCAAAAGCCAGGCTCGTGAGGTCGAACGACTTGCTGAAGTCAATCGAAGCATAGATCGGCGTTCCCAGCGGTGGCCGCTCCACCGGGCCGTTGGCGGTCCGCCATTCTTTCAACTGGATCCACTGGAGCCCTTGCAGGGAGTAGCGGCAACACTGGTACCGCTCCCAGTTGTCGAGGGCGTCCTGGGCGGTGTATTCCTTAAGCATCCGGCGGTAGTTTGAGATCGGAATGACGTGATTAAGGCTCGGTTGAGCCTTGATCCAGGTCGATTCGTCCCGGAAATCGTCATCCTCATCCAGCCCGTAGAAGACCGCAAATACGTCCAATTCGTCCCAGTTTTCGGGTTTTAGGGCTTCTTCCGCCACTCTCCGACGGGTGTAATAGGGCGAGTCTAGCCCTAATTCCGGGGATCCTGGCGTAGTCACGCTGACCATGAAGGAATCGCGGAGTTTGGGCAAGGCGGAAACCACCTTCTGCATGTAATCCTCTTTCGCCTCCGCAGTCTCGTCGCAGACGTAAAGAATCGCCTTCGTGCCATCCAAAGTGCCCGTTTTCGATGCCATAGGGCGGAATCTGCCCTTCGAACGCCGACACCGCGTTTCCCGCATTGTGGTCTCGTATTCAGCACCGCCTGCTTCTTCGGCGTCCTCAGCACGCCAATCGCCGAACGCCCGGTTGGCAATCTTGTTAGCGGCGTCGAATGCTTGGCGGGCCTGGTCCATCTTGTTCGCCAGCACCAGATTATCGGACCCCTCCCAGTACATCGATACGTAGAGCAGCAGCACCCCCATCATCGTGGACTTCCCAGCGCCACGGGCGTACTCCCCAAACGACTGTTTGAACCTGATGCCGTCAGTCTCAACGAACTTCCAGCACATCACAGATCCCAGGAAGAACGATTGCCAGGGCAGCATCACGATCTTCTCGCCGGTCAACTCGTGACCGTCGGCCACCTCAAGGTCGGCCACGAAATCGTTCAGCCGCTCAAGTTCCTTTTCGTCGAAATAAATGTCTTTTCTGGTCAGGTCGTGCATGTGGCGTTTTGCCGCCATCATCACGTTGTTATTGACGCGGATACGTCCAGCGATGACATCCTCAGCGTAGGCCGTCGGGTGCGTTACGTTTCGAGTCATTCAAGTTTTCCCCTATGCCTGTGCGTGACGTGAATCGAATCGGACTTGATTCAATTCATTCGCCCCATTCTTCTATGGGGGCGGTGACTTGAATAGAATAACCCCCACCTGGACCTTGTGGATTTTTTCGCCTG